GTTGAATACAGATAACTCGTCGTCTCCGACGGCGTATTCATGCTCCATAGTTAATATATACTTAATCACCCCCATTCGGTGATTAGGGTTGTTTGCGGGTCTTCAGGCCGCTCTCAAAAATCTACGATTTAAGAAACAACGTATCGGAAGGTAAGTCCTCTCTATTGAAGATTATCATCATTATATTTCCATTATACCTCACAACAACAAACTAGGAACCGAGAAATTCATGTATCTCAGCAGGGTATCGTCGCCAACATCTGTTATCTCCTCCCTTTCGGGGAGATTACGTGTTTAAGGGCCGTTCTCACGGGCGCCTTATTCAAACAGTGATAGTCTTAAACTTTACCTCGCATTCATTAGGAGCGCCATCGCGCTCTCCATAATATCGATTCTTTTATAAACACAGAAAGTGCTGATCCGATTAGGTCTAACCGCCTAAGAGTGAGCTACAAGCGCTACACCCCTTAAAAGGAGATTCGATCATCGTCTTTTCTAGACCTTCAATAAACTCATTCTTCGATTTATCGCACTCATATCCGTTTCCCGGATATAGAGGCTTCCTCTGTAAATTCTTTCAAATTTCAAATGTTTAGTGTAAATTAGTTGCTGAAGCTTCATAACTGAGCTTAATCATAATGATACGTTCCAATGCTATATACTTTTACGGGTATAAAGCGCCGTATGCAGTGGGGGGCAGCCCCACACGACACACAGTAGTTTTACGTCGTTCCGGACGAAAGATCATTAGGCGATGCTGAACGAGATCATTCCAGCACCTAAAGTCGTTAGACCACCGGATGGGTTTCCCATCCGAACTTCAAAGGTATCTGTGCCATTCAGGGTAACGGGACCGAGAAGAAAGCCTTGTGTCTGTTGTAGTACCAGGTTAGCGAATACCGAATAAATAGGAGGAGCCAAAGGGGCTCCGTTCTTATAAAATTCGATCCGAGAGGTCTCGGATGCTCCAATAGGGAAGCAAATAAGCGCTGATACTAGAAAAGACCCAGCCATAGGAGTGAAAACTCCCGCGACTGGTAGGCCAACTCCAATGGGATCCGAAAGGACCGTTGAGAGCGTAGGCACGAGAACTCCGGCACTAGTAGTAGTGGGATCAGGAAGATAGAAGGAGACGTCAGAGGGAACAATTGAGGCAGATGGATTGCTTTGAGGAACGAAGAATTCCACATCATAATCTACCCACAATTTACCGATCTCTGACGATCCAACTTGACCGACCGTACCGAAATAGAAGTTCGCACAATCATACATCTTTACATCTGTACCTGCAACCAGAACAGACCTGACAAAACGTCGAGGGCCGATTCCGAACATGCTTTGCTTTCGCAATACGCAAGTTTGGGGTGCATAAGTGACATTCTCCACGCAATCTTGATGTTGGGTCATAGACCTTTCATCGATTGGTGTTGGATCACTGGCGTCATAGTCAGGGGCCATGAGTACTGAACCAACAGTTTGATTACCCAATCGCGTTATATAGCGAAAGTGTATCTTATGAATGGTGTATTCATCCCACTGATTTGCAATGACTGAGAGCCAGGGAAATGTCCTCGCATTACCGGGTTGAACCGGAAACTTGAGAGCAGTGAAGTTGATTGATCCGTTGACAGAATCGATGAGCTCGCTATGGACGACCCGCATTCCTTTCGAAGTGTGAGAGATCTTGGCTTGCCCGGTTCGAGTCTGCGAAGACGAAGCGGCGGAATAGTTGACAGGCTTTCCTACCTGGCTTTGCGAAGTTTGGCTCTTCGATTTCTTTTGGGTGTTTTTCTTCACCATCTTAGCATTAGCTGACATGTGTATTGGATCCGGCCATGTCAAAACCCGACTGTTCATCATACATTACAAACGCGCATTAACCAACTTAGTTAAATATTGCTACATACCACAGGGTGTGGAATTACTGATTTTATTTGCTTTACCGTGCAGTCTGTCGACCATGTCTCTCAACCTATTGAGAGTTGGTACGTCTGATAAGATTTCTTATCACAACGCTGTACGTAAATGTTTACACCGCGAAGAGCGGAAACGTTTTGGTAAATTTAATTATGTATGACCCAAAGGGCATAGTTTAGCGTCGTTGCGGACGTGATCCTAGAGAGGGTTCGTGTTCACTTTTTAGTGTGAGTGCTATTCTTCTTTTATAGTTCGAACATCTGATCAATTAAGGAATGAACGTAGCTGTCGAAGTCGCGGTCGTGATGACGGCGCTCGGTAGAACTACCAAGTTCATGAAATTGATTGAACCAGAGCTGCTTATGGGGATCGATGTTAAAGAAATCATCGTCATGGGCATACTCGTCATGTATGAAGGAAGGAATAGGATTTGTGGACCGGTTGGAGAATAGAGAATTCTCACCGACGATTTGGAAGTTGAAGACACCGGTGTGTCGACGGAGGCGTGACTCGTTCATGGGAGCGATATCGCTTTGGAAAGCTTTCTTGACAATGAATTTCGTTATTATCTCATCTTGTTCTTCGAACTTTGTACTTTTAAGGTACTTGGTTCGATCTAGGCATAGAGAGAAATACTTCTCTGCAATTAATTGCGGATCTTGTAATTCATTGAAAGGACCTATTAGCTTTCGCTTCTCGAGCGCAGGCTTCATCTTTCCGAACAGTTTTAAGGCTGTCTGAATCGAATGAGGGCTTGAGTTCGCAAGAGACTTTTCCGACAACCATGTTAAACACGGATTCTCAGAAAGATATGCGGCGACTTTTCGCTGAGCGAATGTAATCCTGAATTTGGGGTCAGTTGGGGTAAGACCTAGACCTCCTAAAGTTTTTGGCAAGAAGTAGTTAGGAATGAATTTGTGATCTCCAATAATGTAGGGTGTTAACCTTTCACTAATGGTCTTCAAAAAATGCATTCTACCTCTCTTCGCTACTTTGGGAGCTAAGTTGCCTTCTCCAAGCTTATTCCAGCACGCAGTTGCGGTCTGTAATAATCTCAGTGGCTTACTTTTCAGCTTATGACACTTCGCCAAACTTTGATTGTAGTAATTGACAATGACGGGTTTCCGATCCTTTCCGGTCTTTATGACACAGATTGAATTGATGAGGCCTTGATCGCAAGAATCGTAGCTCTTGATCTGGTTGACAACGAGGCCGTAAAGGCCGGCGCTTGTCACCCATGCATCTTGAGTTTGTTGATTTCCTTTGAACAGAATATCGTCACCGTTAATACAAATCTTAGATTGGTATATTTCAGTTTTTACTTTAGACACGTCCTCGTAACCAGTGAAACCTCGCGCCATCAGATAAGACGCAAGATTAATGATACAGAGGAGTGGGAAAGAGAGAGGATGTCCCATAGGTTGACCGTTCTTGTGATCGATTATTACATCTTTCCCAAGCACAGTCCGTTGATAGTGCACTTTGCCATTTTTAAATGAGCCTAAAGCCACAATTGCAACGTCCCACGGAACGTCTAGATTCTCAAGGATTCGTTCGAGAGCACATTCAGTGGCACCTAACTTTAAAAAGTCGGTTGCCGCGTCATAATCTCCTGAAACGTAACGATCCTCACAGTCCTGATGGAAATTGCCGAACGCATCGTCGTAAATACGATCCATGAGTCGGTCTTCAACGTGAGAAGTCATCGTTGAGAAGGGTTTGGAAGCCCACAATTTCAATAGCTGTCCTTGGAGTCCGCGCAATGCTGTATAGGCATTGGGCATTCCACAAGTAATTGATCTAAACTTTCCAGCTTCCGCGATAGAATAATACATCATATTATTCGGTTCCACGAAACTGGCCTCAATACAACGGAGAGTCTGCTCCCGAGATAAGTGATCCGTGTTAGAAAACACACCACCTAATCCCTCAAAAGCGACTTGTTTGTCAATGGATACGCTGCCATGATTTCCGCCCCTGCTTAAGGGTGCGCCAAATCCAGCTGAAAACGTAGGACAAACCGCCGATGGTGAATACTTCGTGCCTGGCATGACGACAACGTCTACTGCCAGCCTAAGCACTCTCTTCTCGACATCTCCAATTACACTCTCTTCGGAACTAAAACGAGCAATGTGATCTACAATTGACTTGAGTTCAAGCGCCACTGGTAATTCACTCCAGTAACCCTTGCTCTCGTAGATTGATCGCATAAAAGCCATAGCCTGCACGGATCCATGTGCGGCCCTTACGGCTCGATTCCTAATAGTCCTCCAAAGAGTTCCCCGGAAGAAAAAGGGCTTGAACTCCCCTTTCTTCTTCATTGATTTTGCTAAGATCCCGGCAAAATCTCCCTTCAACTTCTTCTCCATCTCGTCGCTATATGCAGCTTCAAGCAAAGTGCATATGAGATGATCCACGTCTTTTTTGAGTTTCATGACTCTTTGAGATTTCCATTTGGAAACGTCAATATACAATGAACAGACCTCTAAAAGACCACTCGCGGCATGGTGAACACGTAATAAGACTGGACATGCTTTGACTAAATCAAAGTAATCCTGGACTCCTATTTTACGATCATGAGAAGAATTGCCAGTTCCCCCCGATGGACGCTCCTGCGTCACGTTGTTAATTTTGACAACTGACGGCCTAATAGGTAAGCCGACCAGCGGTCGGGCCCACTTCCAATCGAAAGTGCGGTCCGCTCGCGGATATTG